ATAATTTATTCTTTTTAAAAATTCGTTACATACAACTATTTCTATATCTTTTTTTAAAAATTGTGTTTTATTATCGGGATACCAATAATTTTTTGTTATATCATAATATTTCCATTTATTATTACCAATATAACGATATTTATCTTTTAATAGATAAAATATAACACGTGAAAAATTAAAATCGGAAGAAATATCGATACAACAATCAATTAATTTATCTATTTCTAGATTCATTATTAAATAAATATTTAAATATTTATATAATAAATTAGATTTAAATATTTAAAATAATAATAGATTAATTAAATAATAGGAAACAAATTATGAAAGAATGGGATATATTAGATTTATATTTTAAAAATCATAAATATCCTTTTACAGGACATCATTTAGATAGTTATAGAGATTTTATTAAAAATAATATACCTAATATTATTAAATCCCAAAATCCAATTACAATGATAAAATATAATGATAATGGTTTGATGATAATGAAAGTTGAAATATATGTTGGTGGTGAAAAAGGTGAAGATATATATATAGATAGACCTATAACTTTTGATAATACAACACCAAAAATAATTACACCACATGACGCTAGATTAAAAAATTTAACATATGAAACACATATATATGCTAATGTATTAGTTAAAATAATAGATGATGCCGATTATAGTTATGAAAATGTTTTTAAAAATATAGCAATAGGATCTATACCAATTATGCTTCATAGTGATATATGTGTGTTAAATAATCAAGGTTCTGATGTATTAAAAACATTAGGTGAATGTATATATGATTCAGGAGGTTATTTTATAATAGATGGAAAAGAAAAAGTAATAGTGGCACAAGAAAGAATAACATCAAATAGATTATTTATAACAAAATATAATGACGATGATTCTTTTTCTTATAAAGGATTAATAAAATGTACTGCAGATATTGGAGAATCTGTATTATCACCAAAAACAATTGAATTTTATTTAGTTAAAAACGAGTCTAATATTGGCATGAATTATGCACGTAATAGAGGTGCTATATTATGTAGTTTTAAAGGTATTAATGGTAAAAAAATACCATTATATGTATTATTTAGAGCATTGGGTGTAGAAAGTGATAAAGATATATATAATTTAATATTTGGTAATGATTTAAGTAAAACAGAAAAAATATTTTTTGATAATTTTATTCAACCTACACTAAGTCAAAATAATACATGGAATCCAAAATACAATAATAATGTATATACACAAAATGAAGCTCTAAATTATATAATACCTTTAACAATATATGGAACTTTAGATCATGTTAAAAGTATGTTAATAACAGATATATTTCCTAATATACCAATATTTGAAAATAAAAGTAAATATTTAGGTTATTTGATAAAACAATTTATAAATACAATTTTTAATATTTCAACAGAAAGTGATAGAGATAGTTATATTTATAAAAGAGTTGATATAAGTGGTTATTTATTATCTCAATTATTTTCAGAATCTTATACAAGATTAAGTAAATATATTAGAGATAGTTTAGATAGAACATATAATTATGGTGCATGGAAAAGTAATAATAATTATGATTATTTTATAAATGATAATAATATTTTTAAAATAATTCCATCACTTATTATTACTAAAAGTTTTACTAGATCTTTAAAAGGTATGTGGGGTTTAGAAGATGATGATGATCCTGAATTAGGTATGGTACAAGATTTATCTAGAATTAGTTATATAGGTTTTTTATCACATTTACGTAATGTTAATATGCCTTTGGATAGAGGTATCAAATTAACAGGTCCTCATAGATTACATTCGCAACAATATGGAATTATGTGTCCTTTTGCAACACCAGATGGTGGATCAGTCGGATATCTTAAAAATTTGGCATTATTAGCAAAAATAACATCGTCATCAAATATAGAACATATTAAAGATTGTTTAGAAGATATTGATATAATATTATTAGAAAATTTCAATAGCATATTGAATAGAAATATTACTAAAATATTTATTAATGGTTCATTATATGCTTTAACTTATGAACCTAATAGAATTATTCGTACATTAAAAGCATATAGAAGAAATAATTTAATTAATATATTGACTTCTATATCATGGGATATTAAAAATAATGATATCCGTATTTTAACAGATTCTGGTCGCTGTTGTAGACCTTTAATTATTAATAATAAATTAATAAAAAGTAATAAATATACTAATTGGTTTGATATGTTAACAGGTACATTAAATAATTTAAAAGATGTTGATAAAAATGATAATATATATTATAAAAGTTTTTATACACCCCCTAAATCATTACCTATATTTGCTAACAAAAATAATGAAGAAATATTAAATGAATTAGAAAATAATGGTGGTATTATTGAATATATTGATATAGACGAACAAAATACAATTTTTATTGCTATGAATAATGATGATATTAATGAATTTAATACTCATATTGAAATACATCCATCTACTATGTTAAGTGCAATAAGTGGTAATATTCCATTAGCTAATCATAATCAATCTGCCAGAAATGTTTTTCATGCAGCACAAAGTAAACAAGCAATCGGTATTTATGCTACAAATTTTAATAAAAGATTTGATACTATGTCTTATATTTTACATTATCCACAAAAACCAATTGTTAATACTCGTATATCACATTATACTGGTAGTAATAATATGCCAAATGGTTTTAATGTAATTGTTGCAATTATGTCTTATTCAGGTTTTAATCAAGAAGATAGTATAATGATTAATAAAAATAGTTTAGATAGAGGTTTATTTTCATTATCATATTATAAATCTGTTACAGCAACATCAAAAATAGAATCACAATATGAAAGAATAATTTTTGCAAATCCACTAGAATATAAAAAAAAAGGAATTAATATTTTAAATTTGAAAAATGCAGATTATAATTATATTAATAATGAAGGTTTTATTAATGAAGGAATATATATTCCAAAAGGTCAAAAAGTTGTAGTTGTTGGTATGTTAAATGAAAAAACTATTTATAAAAAAGTTAAAAAAGGGGTCTTTACTGAATTTGTTAAAGAATTAAGTTATTCAGATTGTTCTATTGTTACTGATAATTCATTATATGGAAATGTTGATAAGGTGTTTATTGGTAATAAAACCAATGATGATGATACTATAATTTGCAAAGTTAGATTTCTTAAAATCAAAAGACCTGAATTCGGTGATAAACACGCATCTAGACACGGACAAAAAGGTGTTATTGGAATGATAATACCAGAAGAGGGTATGCCTTTTACAAAAAATGGTATTAAACCAGATATTATTATAAATCCTCATGCTATCCCATCGCGTATGACAATAGGTCATTTAGTTGAATGTGTTTTTGCTAAACTATGTTGTATTGATGGACATATGGGCGACGGTACTGTTTTTTTACCATTTGATGAAAATATAATTTATGATAAATTACACGATCATGGTTTAAATTCATATGGTAATGAAATATTATATAATGGTTACACAGGACAACAATTAAAATCTGAAATATTTATTGGTCCAACTTTCTATTTCAGATTAAAACATATGGTTGCTGAAAAAATGCATTCAAGAAGTACTGGTCCAAAAGTTTCATTAACTAGACAACCCACTGCTGGACGTAGAAAAGGTGGCGGACTTAGAATTGGTGAAATGGAAAGAGATAGTGTTTTGAGTCATGGTATATCATCATTTATGCAAGAAAGTATGATGGAAAGATCTGATAAATATAGTTGGGTAATTTCTAAAAAAACTGGTGTTATTTATCCATTCAATCCTTCTATTAAAAATAGAATACATATGGATAATGAAGAATTAGTACAAATAAATACACCGTATTCATTTAAATTATTAGTTCAAGAATTAGAAGCAATGGGAATACAAATTAGATTAAATACTGATAAAAAAGTTGAATTTCCAGAATTAGATTTTGAAGATATTAATCAATTATCAGAGGACGAAGATAATGAAAATGAAGATGTAAAAACAGGTGGTGGGTTTTGGAATTGGAATACATTTATTAAAAATGATCCAAATGAACACGAAGACGCTACACCTGCTAAACTCACAGATTTGAAGGAAGAAAGCTATGACATCGAGCATGAAGAAGAAGATGGGCCTCGAGATGATGAGGAAGATGAAGATGAAGATGAAGATGAAGATGAGGAGGAAGATGAAGATGAAGATGAAGATGAAGAGGAGGAGGAAGGGGAGGAGGAGGAAGATGATGATGAAACTGATGAGGAAGATGAAGCGGGTGAGAGAGAAAAGCTAGGAGGGAGTGATAAGGATAGTTATAGCGATAGTGATAGTTATAGCGATAGTGATAGTTATAGCGATAGTGATATAGATACTCATAGTAAAAATAATACTTTACATATGGGTGGAAATGATAATATGGGTCATGAAAACGATAGTTTAGATAGTAATGCTATAAAAATAATAAATCTAACAGGTAAAATATAATGTTAATATAAATTAAAGAAAGATATAAATGAATTTTGATTTTTTAGCATTTATAATAGTAATTATGTTATTAATATCAATAATATATTTAATTATTATAAATAAAAAAACAAATTTAAATATTTTTAAAAAAATAGAAAATAATATTGAAGAAATGACTAATTTTAGTACGAATATGGATTTATCAAAAATTGATATAGAAATTGAATTAAATAAAATAGAAAATATAATAGATAGTTATGATAATAATACAACATTATCAGAAAAAAATAGAATAATTATAAATGAGTTAAGAAATAAATTAGATGTAATAAGACAAGAATTAGAAAATCCATATGTAGTAGCAGAATTAAAAAAAGAGATTAATAATAAAATAATAGAATTAGAAAAAATGGATAAAATAAGTAATAATAATAAAGAAAATATTGATAAAATAGATAATACTTTAATAGATACACAAAAAAAATTAGAGAAAGATTATTTAAAAAATAAAAATTCAAAAATAACAATAGATAATGATGACAATTTTAAACTATGTAATAATAATAAAAAATGTATATTAATGAATGTAAATGAAGAAGGCGAATATACAATTAAATCGGATGTAATAAATTTCAAAAATAATAATGATAATATAATTGCTAAAATTGATAATGATGATATATATTTTGGTGGAAATGATAGTAAAAATTCAGGATTATATATAAAAAATGGTGAAACACATATAAATAAATTAAATACAAATGAATTATTATTAAAAGATATTAAAAATAATAATATGGTAGATGTTGGTACATATATAGAATGGTTAGATAATAATAAGAATTATAGAGAATATATAGATGATATAAATCATAAAAATAATATAGAAAGAATAAAAGAAATTGATTTATTAAAAAATAAATTAAAAAAAATAAAAGAAGAAAATATAAATTTGGATAAAAAGATAGATATAAATAATGATAAAATAAATACAATGAAAGACAAAAATATAACAATAGAAGATATAAATAAAAATATATCTAATAAATATGAAATAGTTAAAAATGAATTAGACCAACAATTTAAAAGATCAACAATTAATAATCAACATATTAAAAATTACAAAGATAGTATTGATTTAGAATTAGTTAAATTATATAAAAATATTGATAAAATTCATAAAAAGACAGAAAAAATAGAGGAAGATAGTAAATTAAAATTAGATATATATGAAAGAAATGAAATAAAACGTCAAGAAGAGTTATTGGCAGAAAAGAGAGAGAGAGATAGAGAGAGAGAGAGAGGAGAGAGAGAAGAGAGAGAGAGAAAACAAAAAATAATAGATGAAGAAAAAAAAAAGGATGAAGAAGAAGCATTGCAATTAGCATTAGATAATATAAAAAGAAAAGAAGAATTAGAAGAAAAAAGAAAAAAAGAAGCAGCAGAACAGATTGAATTAGCAAGATTAGCAGAATTATCTAATTTTTTTAATAATTTATATTAAAAAAAATCTAGATAATATATAAATGAGTAAAATAAATATTATCTTATTTATTTTACTAATAGTTTTAATTATGTTTTATTATAATACAAAAATATTTAAAAATGAAGTTGAAAATTACAAAAATATGGAAAAAACTAATCATTATCTTGCACAAAATTATATTTAATTGATTTTTTAATTGTTTTATATTCAATTGGTAATGTTCTACAATCATTAACTTTAGACCAAAATAGATTAATTTTATCTGGAATATTTGACCATAATTCATTATTAAAATTAATTCTTTGAATATAAATTTCTTTTAAATGCCAATAAATATTTTTTTGATAAGTAAAATCATTATCATTATAATTTTTTATTTTTTCATTTATATTATTTATACATTTTAAATTAGATAAAAATGCATCACTATATAAATATTTATATAAATTTTTTTCTTTACTATAATATTGCGCTATAATTCCATGATTTTTATTATTTAATTTATTATCTGACACATATTTAATATATTCATCTTCGTTTTCTATTGTACCAAAATCGCATTCTATATAATCACATTCATCAAGATTACAAACAGCTAATTGTCCTTGTATTTGATAATAATATTTTTCAGGAATTACATTTTTTTTAATAACTCTACTATAAGGACATTTTATTTCAATCATAATACCGAGTTCAGTAATACCATCTGGAGATGCTGCAAAATTTTTAATATTATTATTATCGACTAATCCGAAATCATGTATTTTAATATTATTATTATTTTGGGAATAAGTTCTAATTGCCATATCCTCAAACATTGTTCCCCATTTTAACGGAGCAATATTAGTAAAATCAGTATTATCAATATAAACACCGGCTTTTTTTTTTGCTAATAAAATATTATTTTTTGAAATACCATCAAATAAATCACTTGCTGTCAAACATTTTTTTCTTTTTTCAAACCATTCTTTTGTACGTTGTTCTATTATTGGATATTCAAGTAAAGAATTTAATTTACGAATATTAAAATTTAATTTTTTTATTCTATTTTCAATAAATTCATTATTTATATGATCTTTTGATAAAAAATTATAATCATTTATATCTAAATTAATATCATTTTTAATATATTTTAATAAAAAATTATCTAATTCTCTATTCATATCATTATATTCATCGGTATT